AGCTTGTTCTGAAATTAATCTGCTTATAATATTGTTTGGCCCTATTGGATTTGCTGAAACATCGGTTATTGGTATTCCGTTTGCCCCTCCTATAACAAGAGTTAAAGTTTGTGTTCCGCTTACTGAATTTATCTGGGCTAAAGATGAATAATTATCAGCAGTTAATATTGATAAATTATATGATACACCTACATAAGCAGAAGTTGGAGTTATTTTAACTGATATTGTTGTTTCATCAAGTGTGCTTGGTTTTGTTGCTTCAAATACCCAGCTTCGCCAAGTAAAAATTCCAGTTGATAAAACAAAATAACCCCATCCAGCACCAGTATTAGTTAATTCATTAACATCGCCTGTGCCATTATATGATTGACCATCATTTAACCAAGTTCCAGCAAGTACCATTTTGCCTTTATCCCTGTGCAACCAAAGATAAAGATTTGTAAATACATTAGAATCAAAAAATTCACCACTTTTAAAAGTTATTCCATACTGCTGTTCAATAGCTTTTAATATTAATTTTATTGTAATAGCTGGTTTTAAATCTTCTGTTAATACCCCTCTTTTGTTATGTTGTGTTGCAGCAGTACTTACATTATATGGATTGTCAAAATCTCCTAAAGAATTAAAAACATATGAACCAGTATGAGTGATTAAAGGAAATATAATTGCATCGTTATAGGTAACACCATCCCTAGTAAAATTTAAACCATTTGTAAGACCTTCTTTTATGTTGTCATTTCCATTAGATACTTCTTGAAAATCAAAATTACTTAGCCAAGCTAAATCACTTAATTGGTCTTCATTAATTTCGTTCTTAAAAGAAACAGTATCACCAAAAAATGTTACTTTATACATTGATGGTTTATTGTCTTTCATTACAACTTCATTAAGTTGTATTTTACCTTGCTTAAAATCAAAATGATTTAGTTCTATTTTAGCAGTTGAAAAAACTTGACTATTAAAATTGTTTACATCTGGATTAAACCAATATTTAAAAAGTTTGTTATTTGTTTTAGATGCTGGCAAATTAAATGTTTTACTATAATCTGTAAACAACTTTTCAATATCTTTTACATCTTGTATAACTTGAGTAATAGCAATTAATTCTTCTTCCATTAAATCAACTCTTACAAAATCCGCTTCTGTATTTGAATTAACTATTTGTGGAGATATGTATAAAATGACTTGCTGCATTTATCTAATATTGTTTACTATGCTAAATGACTTTTCAAAACTCATTGTGTAATTAATTAAGCCATCATTAAGACCAGTTTTTTTATTAAATGAACTTTCTTTTAAATTAACTGGATAAATTACCCCAGAATCATCTTCAGAATAATCAGTTAACCAAACATATTCACTAACCATCAATTCTTGAAAATAAGAGTTGTTAAGTTCTGAAACATACCCACTATTTAAAGTAATAGATTCAACTCCATTTGCATTGTATGTTTTTTTAGAATGTTCATTAACACTATAAGTATTATAAGTAATATTTTCTAAACAATCTGTTACAGGGGGTCTAGGTGGAGATAGTTGAACATTTCTAGCTTCAAAAATACTTGCGTTGTAATTTTCACTAGTTGTATTTAAACTTTCTGTTGATTTTTTAAAGAAAAATAAATCTTGAAAAGCTCCCCATCTATTTAAAAAAGTAATTTTATTAACTGGATATTTACACTCTTCAATTTCTCTTAATTTTATTATGATAATATTTGCACCAGAAAGAGAAACCACCGCTTCATCTACTGTACCAACAGCACTATTAAATTGTATATATTTTATTTTTTGGCCACTATATCCAGTATCAGAAATGTTAAAAGATTGCACAAGAGAACCATTGTAATTGAATGTAACATTATCTACAGTTTCATTATTAATAGGTAAGTATATATGTTTCCCTTTATTATATTCAAGGTAATTTTCACTAATTAAAGCTTGTTTTTGTCCTGTGTAATTAACACCTTCCTTAAATGTATTGTACCCTTCTTGAGCTAAATATGTTGTTGTGGTTACATTTCCAATTGGCGCGCCAGCTAGTGTGCTTGCGCTTGTGCTTACAATAACCCAAAGCGATTGATAAATAGCAGAAGGTAAACTTGTGTAGTTTTGAATAAAAGAATCGTTTACAATTTCGCTAATATCAAAACTAACCGATGTTTCAGCTCCTAATGGTTTTTTATTTAATATATATAAATTTGACGCTGGGCTGCAAGGTGTTAGTTCAGTTAATGAACCTACTTTGATAGATATTTGTATTATAAAATAACCTAATGTTGCATCTGTTTCTTCTGGTGTTCTTATAAAGTAAGGACTTCTTGTTCTTATTATTGTACTCATTTTATTTCTAAATTATCGTTTAAAAAACCATCTAACATATCATCTTCAAATAATGGTAATGCTTCTTCAAATGGCTTTGTGAAAAACATACTTGCTCTAATTCCTTTTCTAAATATACTGTTTGCTATTATAAAACTTAATGACTTTCTTGTAATAAATCTTCCAGTTTTTTTATCTCTACCTTGTATGTTAGATTGTTTACTCCACTTTTCAAATACTTCTGCTGGTGGTCTTTTATTAGTGTATTTAAATGGACTTGCTGAACTTTCTGGATATGTAGATTTAGAACCTTTTACTCCTTGATCTAAAAATTCTCCATACTTTTCGCTAAGAAAAGAAACCTTATTATCTTTTATTGTATATTCAATGCTTTTAGATAATGCACCAGATTTATTGTGTGAACCATACTTACCACCTTTTTCAAGATTTTCTCTTGATTTTTTAACAACAAACTTTGCATATTTTTCTAATGCTTTTCTAAATTCACTCATTAGCAATAAGTCATTTCATCTTTAGTACCAACATCAAAAGATACCGCCCATCCAGCTAACATATTATCAAATCTTTCTGTAAATGGTTCGCAAGATGCTGTATTAATTAATTCAAATTTATCTCTGTATAAATCGCTTTTTTGCAATACTCTCATAACTCTTGTTGCTAATGCTAATTGAGTATTTAATATATCTTGTCTATTGTCATTACCTCTATATAAATCTGTAACTTGCTCGTTACTAATATCTACTAAATCCATAAAAAATATAGTCATATTAAAAGTTACATAATTGTTGTTTATTGTAGCACTATTTATCATTACGTGTGATAATGGAAATAAACTTTGTTTTTTTAAATCTATGTCTGCTATATCTCCAAATGTAATTTCGTGGTTAAATGGTTCTGCTGTAACAACTTCTTTTACTTTATCTATTATATTATAAAAACTATTCATATTGCTTTCATATAAGTTGGTGTATGTTCTCCTAGATCTTGTTCAACAAATTCTTCTAAATTATCTATTGCATAATCAAAATCTAAATTTTCTTTTTGTATTAATATATCTAAACAAATCCAGTAGTCATATATTGCTTTTATTGGCTTTCTTACTGTAACTCCTAAAAACGCTTCTTCAAATCCATCTACCAGAATTATATGATTATTTTCATTTAATAAATCACGTTCTGTAAGTTCTTCTAATATATCATCTTTTGTCATCTTCTATTTGCTTTTAATATATGTTGTTCTAATTGGTATTTATCTTTTTCAAAGGCCAAGTGCATTAAACAGGTATGGAGTTTTGTTTTGGTAATTTCATCGTATTTAAGAATGTTTCCATTAGTGAGGCCATAGATGGATTGATACCAACCCCATTTTGCAGAGAATCCCGCAGATGCTGTGGTAGCTCTACCTCCTCCTGAGTCGCTAAATAATTCAGTATATGATTCTGTAATTCGTTCCTTAAATTGTAAAAAAAAACAAGCGAACCAAAAACTATATCTAATGTTGTGTTTGTCATATCGTATTTATCAGAACTTTCATAATCCTCAACTAAATACTTTTCTTTTTTACTAAATGTAATTGGTCTAAATAAAACACCTATTGCTTTGTGCATTAATTCCCAATCTGCAAGGTATGTATCTAAATCAACATATTCCCCAAAAGTCATATCATCCAGTTTAGGTATGAATCCAAACTCTTTATTATTTAAAGTAAACCTATTAATGAATTTAGGTTCTTGTTGAAATAGCTTTGTAATGTCTTCACATATTTGGTTTATATCAGTAGCTTTAATTTGTAAAACACTTTTAAGTGGTATATCACAAAAGATCTCAATCATCTTTTGCTGTAAGAAATTATCCATTTCTTTACCATCTGATATTTTTAGCCACTTTTGGTATTGCTTTAAAGTAACTTCATTTAATGCTTCTGGAATATTAATTGTGATATTCATATACTATAAACGTTTTAATTGGTTAATCGTTATATACGAATGTAATGTTTTTTTCTTTTCTTTTCTTTTCTTATCTTATCTTTATGCTTAGCGAAAGTGTAGCGAACGCTTAATAAAAGTGATATTCCCCTTGATTTGGATTCTGTAATTGGTAACTAACTGCATAACGTAAAGCATCTATTGCGTGATTCCAGTTATCACAAGGAGTTTGGCTTTTCTTTTCTAACCAAACATAGTTATTAAGTTCCTTAATTAAATCTGTGCTTTCTGGATCTATTATTAAATCATAATCTTGTAGTAAACTTATACCGTAATTAACACTTCCTTGTCCTTTAATTGCTGGAACTACACTACCAAATTTATTTAACTCATTTATTAATCTTGGTTCTGCTGAATCTCCTATTATTAAATTATCCTCTGCAAACTTACTGTTAAGTTGTCCTATGTCGCTTGTAGTTAACTTTGTTTGGTAGAAACATAGCTTTATATATATAATCTTTTTTTCTTTATCTATGCTAGTTTTTACAAGTGTTGTCGGATCGTTGCTAAATCCATAATCTTGTCCAAATACAGGTTTGCTTATTTCTCTAAATTCTCCTAAACTCCAATTACTGAAAATAACTCCTTCTGCTTTTTCTAACCAAGCACCTTCAATAGTATGTTTATAGCGTTGAGGTCTACGATCTTTCATTTCATTAATTCTATTAATATAACTTTGTGAAAGGTGTTCTATATTATCCAAGTATGTAGAATGACAGTAACTTGTTTCTCCTTTTATTCCAGAATAACCAGCTTGCACTCCAGCGTTCTCATAAAATCTTTGGTAAATCCAATGTTCTTTAGTTGAGGGGTTCATTACCATTACAACTCTATTTCTTGCTCCCTTTTGTCTTACTGAAAAATCTATTTTATCAAATACATCTTCATCAACCATTTCTTCAGCTTCATCTATTATCCAAGTTGTTATACCTTGTAAAGATTTAAGATTTGCTGTTTGGTCACCAGAGCTTGTTTTAATACCTCTAAATAAGATCTTGCTACCAGTTTCAAGGTTAGTTATTTCATTGCTTGTTATATGAAATAAATGCTCCCACTCCATTAATTCTATTTTTTCCTTAAACTCTGGTATAATAGAAATAGATGCAGACCTTAATGTATATCTTGTGAATAATATCTTATGTTGACATTTATTATCAAAAGAAAGTACAAGAGTATTTAAAGCAACTGCAAAAGATTTTCCAGAACCACGACCACCAGTTAATAAATAGTATCTTGTATTGTTAGGAAATATATTAAATTTCTCATTTAGCATTATTGCTTAGTTTCTTCATCATTTCATCAAAGTCAAAACCAACATTATTAGTGTTAATGTCAACAGTATCTTTTGCTGTTCCGTAACCAGAATCCATTAGTGCTTTATAAGCTGCTACATCTCCATCCATAGCTTTTCGTATTAATGCTAATGTAATAACATCTTCTTGTGTTAATATCTCATATTCTCCAGTAATAGGGTTTTTTCCTTTTCTTGTAGCTTCTAACCACCTACGAGCAATTGTACTTCTATTTAATGTGCCTTTAGGTCTTCCAGATGGATTACCAGATTGACCTTTTTTAAATTCATATTTTTTAATATTATTTTTTGTATTCATTTTTTATAAATTTATTTAATGTTATATTATAATCATATCCTAATTCATTTAATATTGTCTTTATTTTTCTATTTGGAAAACTTTGACTTGCGTAACCTAATGAAAATATAAAATTTTTAAAAGTAACTAAATCAATATTAT